CGTTGACCACCCTGCTGAAAGAAGTAGTCAGCGGATGGGTAATGGACAGGCCGGTGGATTCATCCTTGTACGTGATTACGCAGCGGTAGTCGATACCAGGAAGGCCGGACATGACATTACCCTTGATGGTAAGGATGTGGCTCTTGGTGCCGGAGAGTGCGTAGTTGCCGGAAGAAGTAATGGCTGTGGTGGAACTGCCGATATACCACTTGACGGAAGTGACCGATGCAGAGGTGATCTGATCGGTGGTAGTACCGATGACATACAGGCTGGGAGTCAGAACCAGGTTGGTGTCAGACCAGTCCGGCGTATAGGTATCGTTGTCGGGGTTATACATCTGGGTCTTTGCCAGGTTGGAGCCGATGTAGCCAGTCAGCGTTAGCGCGTCATTGTAGTCGATAATCGTAAACTGACCTTGTGCTTTACTCATGTGAAAATCCTCCTTAATTTCAGCCTAAAAGACTGTTTCTTGTAGTGGTGTCGATGAGGTCGCAGAAGAAGGTTGCCCTGACCTCGACATCATCGGATGTGATTTCGATGGATTTACTGCCACCGAAGTGGTCTGCGTTCCACGCTGCGTCTGCCTCGGCATCATCCGACACCCTCGTCCAGATGAACTGATTGTCATCCAGAGTGTCGGTGATGTTTTCATCCCAGGAGAACACCGTGGCATACAGCGTGGTTTGGATATTGCCGTTTTTGAAGATGTTACCGTTGGAAGAAGAGATGACCAGGCGGTACATCTTCTGCTCTTCAATGGTGGTAATGCGGTCAGAAACCTGCTCCACCGTTTCTGTGGTCGCATAAGCGCGGAGAACAACCTCACCTGTTTCCAAATCCCAATAAGACGAACCGTCCTGGGACTGGATAACGCCCGCCTTGATGATGTTTGCCACCAACGAGCCGGAGGTGATGAAGTCAGCTACGATCTGACCATCAGCGGTGATGGCAGTTTCGTAGGGACCGTTGTAGCCATTACTGGAAAACCCCAAGCCGCCCACATTCCACCGCCATACATTAACTGCCTCTTCGATGGATGGAGCGTCCAGGATCAGCAGTTCATAGGGTTGCCCTGAATCGGAGTCGGTGTGGATGACCACATAGCCGCCGGTCTGCCCAGTGATAAGTCCCGTGGCATTTTTGATTGCCGAGTTCATCAGCACCGGAAAACGGTCAACCTTTGCGGCTGCATCCTCGGCGGTGGCTTCCGCAGCAGACACATTGTTCAGAAGGTTGGCCTTTGCCGATCCGAGGGAAATGGAGATATACTTCTCCGCCAGGGTGTCATACACAGTAGTGATGACCTTGGCTTTTGCGGTAATGCCCAGTAAACTGTGCCGGATAATGACTGTGTCGCAAAGGGACACTCGTTCCAGAACGGCGGCATATTCCGGTTGTTTCCAGAGCGGTTCAAAGGCAACGGTCAGCGTAGGCGTTGCGATGCCCAGCGGATTGTTTTTGAGGTAGTTATTGGCGTAGGCACGGAGACCATCAACGGTGACCGGGTTCTCCTCATCGAAATATTCTGTGAAATCCCGGATGAGGGTTTTCCGTTGAACCAGAGTGGTATCCGCAATGGGCAGAAGCACCTCCGGCAGCGTGACCGCCGTTTCTGTGCCGTCCTCTGCCGTTATAACCGCATACGGCAGAAGGTCGGTATAAACATCGGTGTTTTCATCGTCATGCTCCAGATCCGTGAGGTTCTTGCCGTATTCAATAACCACGCCCGTATGCTTGCCTCGGCCTTGGTGATGGATGACCTTGAAGTTGTCCCATTCATATTCGCCGCCCCATAAGTCCAGAAAAGAACCCGCCACACCACCCAGGCAGGCGCGGACACTCTGAGGCTTGGATACCGAGAATGCCTTTGCTGCCGAATAGTCGGTCTGGCAAGTAAAGTTATGGGTAGTGGCAGTATTTTGGAATACACGCTCCATAGCAAGTGCCGGGGAGATAGATTCCGACTGCCACTGCAAGGCGGCAATAGTGGAGAGGTCATAACTGAGGTGCTGGGCATATACCGTGATTTGCCCGTTGATGGGTGTGGAAATGCGGTAGATGCGAAATACCTGGTCTTTTGCGGTGTCATTGGGTTTTGCCTTTACCAAACGCTCCGTGCAGATCTCCTTGTAGAGTGGGCCGGTGATGGGATATTTCAGGACACACTCAAAGGCACCGTTACGCTCCTCGGTGACCTCGCAGGATGTGCAATCCTTTAGGACACCAATGCCGAAAGTGTCGAAATTTGTCGAATTAGCCTTATACAGTACCGGGATCATAAGCAGCACCACCTTGGAATGACTGTCACCGCTGTTATGCCGCCGGAATAAGCAATCGTATTCTCGCCGGGGTAAAGCAGCGGAAACCCATCACCGGATACGGTGTCGTTTTTCGGTTCGGCATCCTTGTAGAAATTCATCTGCTCGGAGTCGACCTCCACATATCCGTCAATGTCGGTAAAATTCCAGGTGGCATTGTTGCCTTCGGACTGAATAGTCAGAGTGCCTTTGCCGTCTCCCTCAATGCGGAGAATGGGCTTACTGATGAAGGGGTACGGGTTCAGCAACACATCCCCGGATGCGGAGAGCGTGGTGCTGACCGTCCCGGCTTCATCGTATCGGAAAGGCTTGCAGGAGAAGCTGATGGTGCAAAGACCAATGCGGTTCAGTTCATCTTCGATATCCAGTTTCCCAGCATAGACCGCATGACGGAAAAAGGTTGTATCGTAGGTATCTGACAGCGTGTGATAGCTGTTGAGACCGGAATACAGCCATGCCTTGATTGCGGTGATTTTCTGTGCCAGTTCGGAGATGGTTTTCGCAGGGATGAATACGGAGTAAGTCACCTGGACATTGGGGAATCTGCCGCCACCGGTAATCAGATCACCGTCACGGCCTGGGATGGACAGGAAGTCCACATCATATTCCGGGGCAGAAAATACATTCTTGCTTTCGATGCGGATACCCATATCCGTAGAACGGATGCCCTTATACTCAAAATAATTCATGCAAATACCACCCCTTTCCGTTTGGCAAACTGACCGGCTGTGGTCATAATCTCATTGGTCAGCTGCTGAATATCTTCGTTAGAATAATTGTTGAAGTTCGTAATGTTCAGCACCAGCTGAAGGCCGCTGACTTTTGCGGAGTCTGCGATACCACCGCTGACGGTGCCGTGGACATTACCATCCACATTGAAGTCGGTAGGCAGTGCCGTTTCCATATCCTTGGCAAGCCCGTGCATCACATCATTGATGTCGGCGCTCATAGCCTCCGCAGCCTTGACCGCTTCGCCGCCGTTATCCTCAATGGAGCCGGACAGACCCTTTACCAACATCTCACCGATCCAAGCCATCTCGTCAGAGGGACTGTGGATTCCGAAGAAGTCGCAGATGCCGTCCCAAATAGAAGAAATCCAGCCGGAGACCTTATTCCACAGCCAGGATGCCAGGGACTGGATACCTTGCCACAAGCCCTTAACCAGGTTGACACCAACTTCTGCAAGCTGGGAGACACCCTTGCCCAGGGCATTGACGATACCCGTAATAATCTGAGGTACAGCCTTTACGATTTCCACGATGATGGTCGGCAGGTTCTTGATGAGCGAAGTCAGCAATTCAATACCCGCCTGTACGATCAGAGGAATGTTATTGATGACCGCATTGACGATGCCGGAGATGATGTCCGGGATTGCCGATACGATGGTGGTGATAATCTGCGGTAGTGCCTTTACCAAAGAAATCAGCAGGTCGATACCTGCCTGGATGATTTGGGGAATGGCACTCAGAACCGCCTCGATGATACCGCTGATGATTTGCGGAATTGCCTCCACAATGGCAGTTATGATTTGAGGCAGCGCCGCCACCAGAGAGGTCAACAGCTGAATGCCCGTTTCGATAATCTGCGGAATAGCATCCAGGATAAAATTGATGATACTGAGGATGATTTCCGGCAGGGCTGCAATCAGCACGGGGATGGCGGCAAGCAGACCATCGGCAAGACCGGTGATAAGCTGAAGGGCTGCATCCAAAATCATCGGCAGACTGTCGATAAGACTCTGCACAATGGTAATGACCGCTTGCACCGCTGTGGGAATTAGGGTCGGCAGAGCCTGGGCAATACCCTGAACCAGGGACATCACGATTTGGATTGCCGCTTCTACCAGCAAAGGCAAATTCTCAATCAGCGTGTTTACGATGGTGAGGACTGCCTCAATAACCACAGGGATGAGTTCCGGCAGAAGGGTCAGCAGCGTGTTCAGCACCTGGGAGAACAGATCCACCACGGTTTCCAGCAAGGTCGGCAGCAGTTCGCCCACGGTCTCAAGCAGAGCATTCAGCGCCGTAGGCAGAGCCGAGATGATGTTCTCGATAATGGGAGTGATATTGGTCAGCACATCCTGGAAGGCATCCACCACATTGTTACAGAGCTGCTCGATGTCCGCATCCGCATCACCGAAGCCTACCACCAGGTTGGCAACTGCCGCCTTCATGGAGTTCAGAGAACCCTCAATGGTGTGTTCCGCTTCAGCGGCGGTAGCACCGGCAACGCCCATGCTTTCCTGAATGACGTGGATTGCATCAACCACATCAGCGTAGGAACTGATGTCATACTCAATGCCGGAAATGGCGGTTGCATCTGCAAGCAGACGCTCCATTTCTTCCTTGGTGCCGCCGTAGCCCAGCTTGAGGTTATCCAGCATCGTGTAGTTCTGTTTTGCGAAGCCCTGGTATGCGTTCTGGATGAGTCCGATGTCCGTACCCATCTTATTGGCGTTATCCGCCATATCGGTGATAGCCATATCCGCATACTTAACTGCGGCTTCCGTATCTCCACCCAGGGACTGGATAAGGGATGCGGAGAAGGATGTGACCGTGGACATATAGTCATTGGCCGACATACCCGCGGTCTTATATGCATTGGCGGCATATTCCTGCAGTTTGCCGGAGGACTCCTGGAACAAGGT